ACATAGTTATCAGTCATTTGGAATCCATCCAATTCATCTCCCACATTATACTGCTTCTTAATTGCAGCAATGGTAGGATGATCAGCCTTCATAGTCTCATTAGTTTCAGGGTCTATAAGAGATAAGACACCGAATACTATGTTACTCTGAGTTCTTGTTGCCACAGGCATTCCAGCCAGTGTAGATTTTTTGTTTGACAGTGGTGCACTTGACACAATTACTGTTGCACTGTTTCTTCCAGTGTTAATGTTTACTTTTCTAAAGAATACACTCATAATATAAAGTATTAATAATAATTAATAAGGTGGCTACCTACGGGGGTACCCCTGCCTCAAAAATTTGCTGGGGATCAAATCAATAGGACCTCTCAAGCACTTAAAACACATATTTTTTTGGTAGTAAAAATTTTTTTTAATAAACCCATTATAGAATCTTGGTGCTGTTTTTCTTTTTCTTACTCTTAATATTTTGTATATTGCCTTATAGGGTAACACTTAATACATAAAATATATGAGTGATGAAGAACAAGACGGAGGGGATGATTTCATGGAGGAATTACAGCAGAGGGAATTAGATGGAATAATCCTGGCGGAAGCATTTTCTAACTCATATAAACTTCTAATAAAGGAGTTAACGTTTGAAGATATAATTGAAAGGGATACGGATAAAGAATATGTTGCTGTTCTTACTTATGATCCTGATGAGGGTCCTTTGTTGGTTGAACTAGAAAACATGATAGATTATTACATAGAGTATGAGGAGTATGAACGATGTTCAAAAATAAAAGAAATTATGAATGAAAGGTATCCTGAAAGCAAATTAACTGAATAGATTAAATAACAACTAAAACAATAGTGAAGAAATATAAGATTAAATTAAAATACAATGACAGAACAAGAAATAACCAAATTAGGATTTAAGAAAATAAAAGTATCTGCAGAGGAGTCTGGGGATAAGAAGTTTTATTACTACGTATATAAAGTAGGCTCAATAGAATTTATTAGTAATGCAGATACAGATGTTGCATTAGGAGATAAATGGTGTGTAGAAATGCTTGAGGGCGGTATAGAATTTCACATCTTAAAAGAACTCAAACTCGTAATAGAGTTAATGGAACTTAATAAAAAATTATAAAAGAGTGGCTTAAACTTTTTTTATTTAAACTTTATACATATATTTGTTTATTGTTTAACTAAAAAAAATAAAATGCAAAATCAAAAAACCAATCCTAGTCTAGATGAAAAGCAACCTGAACTTACAAAGGAAGAGCTTAATGCTAGAAGAGAAGAGATCTCTGCTTTCTATAAAGAGAACATTCCCCATTTAAAAGTACAAGCTGAGTATGAAATGCTATTGTCTGATATTGAAAAGGCTAGAGCAGAAAGAATGCAGGCTCAAATGTTTATGTCTCAGCAGTATGCTGAACAAAAAGACGGTGGGTTAACTCCTGACTCAGAAGAGGCTGTTGCTTTTAAACAAGCAATGGAAGCTGCTGCAAGTAAAATAGATTAATTAAACCAAACATTATGTTAATCAAAATAGGAGACAAAAGTCTAAACGTAAAACATCTTCAACAAAAACTAGGTTTAAAAGAGGACGGTCACTTTGGTCCTAAAACTGAGAAAGCTGTTATAAGATATCAACTCTCTAATAATTTAGCCGTGACTGGTATTGTTGAGAGTGAAATGTGGGTATTGTTATTTAATAAGCCAAACACTGAAAATGAGGCTATTGATGAGGATGATGATATATCAGGACAATACTTTAGAACTAACTATGATCAGTTGGTTCATAGACATTACATGCCTAAAGGTGAGTATATCAAAGGACCAATTGAAAATGAATATGTATTCTTGCATCACACTGCAGGATGGCATAATCCTTATAATGTAATTGATAGTTGGGGTAGAGATAATAGAGGTAGAGTGGGAACTGAATTTGTTTTAGGTGGAAGAAACCATAAAACAGGTGATGATGAATTTGATGGTGTAATGGTACAAGCATTCCCAGAAGGGGGACAATCATGGCACTTAGGAAAAACTCAATCGGGATGGATGAACAGACATTCAGTAGGATTAGAGATATGTTCATTTGGTTATTTAGATAATAACAATAGAACCTATATAGGAACTAAAGCTATTGATTCAGAAATAACTAAATTAAAAGAACCATTCAAAGGTCACTTAAACTTTCATAAATATTCAGAAAAACAAATCATTGAAACTGAAAAGTGGATAAGATATGTAGGGGAAAGAGATGGTGTTGATATTAGACTTGGCTTAAAACAATTTATTCAAAAGCATGGACCTATTAAAGGTTTTGGTTTTCATATGGAAGCTGCCCAAGGTAAAGTAAAAGGACTATTAACCCATACCAATGTAAGAATGGATAAATCAGATTGTTATCCTGATCCAGATTTTGTTGATATGATATTAAGTTTATAATTATGGCAATAGTAAATAAAGTAGATTTAAAACTAAAAGTTAGTTTAAATAACTCAATTAAATATCAGATATTAACTTATTGTTTCTTTGAAAATATAATGATAAGTAACTCTGATCTAGAATTTCTAACTGTATTAGCAAGAAATCCAAAAATGGAAATATCTAAGTTTTGTATTTTATTAACAGAACTTACTATTTTTAAAAGTGCTCAATCAGCAAGAAATGCAATATCAAAAGCTGAAAAGAAAAACTTAGTTTCAAAAAATGGTAGTAATAAAAAGACTATTATTATAAATAAAACTATAAATGTGCAAAAAGATGGATTGGTGTTATTAGACTATAAAATTTTAGGAAGTGAATCCAAAGAAGTATAAGGAATTTAAAGAAGGTATAGCAGAAGAAGTGGGTGTACATCCTCAAGTGGTGGATGACTTTATAACTTTTTACTATGCAAAATTAAGACGGAAACTATCTCAATTAGCACATACTAAAATTAATGTTGAGGGATTAGGTACATTTGAATTAAGAAAAGGTAAATTAGAATCTGCAATAAAAAGAAATAAAAGTATGTTAGGTAATATTGCTAAAACTACTTATAATGGTTATGCTAAAAGTGAAAGTATAATTGAAAATATAAATCAGATGTCTACTGCTCTTGCACAAATGGAAGAAAATATTTTGAAAAGAAAAGCTTTTAAAACTAAAAAAGATGAGTAAACCATGGACAAAATATCTAGATGCTTTTAAGAATTTAGATAAAATTGCTGAAGGGATAAAAAATAATATGTTTAAAAAAGAACATGTAGAAGCAATATTTACAGATAGGTATCAAATCTGTGCAGGATGCTCACTCTTAGATCTTAAAGGAACAAGTTGTTTAGCTCCTGGATCTCAACCTTGTTGTTCTGATTGTGGTTGTAGTTTAGATTTTAAATTAAGATCATTATCTTCTGAATGTCCTAAAGGTAAATGGCAAGCGGTTGTATCAGAAGAAACAGAAGAATTAATTAACCAACAAATACAAAAAAATGAACATACAAATTAATTATATATGTAACGGAATAACCAGTAGTGTCCTAACCAATCAACAGAATGGATTATGGTATACTACATTATCTTAAAACCATGGCAATAACATTTAAAGAAAAAGGTCACCTTTATGAAAGTAGTGATCAAGACAAAATTGATTGGACTAGTGTAACAGCTTTTATAGGAATGTTCAAACCTAAATTTGATAGAGAAGGACAAGCCAAAAAATCATCTAAGAACAAACGTTCTAAATGGTACGGTATGACTGAAAAGGAAATACTTACTGCTTGGGATAATGAAACACAAAGAGCTATAAAATTAGGTAATTGGTATCATAACCAAAGAGAAGCAGATATGTTAGATTTTAAAACTATTGAACGTAATGGTTTTGAAGTACCTATTATAAAACCAAACATTGATGAAGATGGAATAAAATATGCACCAGAACAAAAGCTTGAAGAAGGTGTTTATCCGGAACATATGGTATATTTAAAATCTATGGCTTTATGTGGTCAAGCTGATTTAGTTGAGGTAGTAGATGGATATATTAATATTCATGATTACAAAACAAATAAAGAAATAAAGAAGAAAGGATTTACTAATTGGGAAGGAATTACAAATAAATTGTATAAGCCTGTTAATCATTTAGATGACTGTAATCTTAAGCATTATAACCTACAACTCAGTATTTATGCTTATATTATTAAGAAGCATAACCCCAAATTAAAGATAGGTAAGTTGACAATTCAACATGTTAAATTTGAAACAGTAGGTGAGGATTCTAATGGATATCCTATTAGTAAGATACTTAATGGCGAGCCTGTTTTAGATGAAGTGAAAATATATGAACTCCCATACTTAAAAGATGAAGTATCTTCTCTTATGCTGTGGTTAAAAAATAAAAAATAATGGCAACAGTAGTAGAATTAACACAAATACAAATAGGTCAACAACAAGCAAGTGATCCTGGACAATATATAATTGAAGGTTCAGAAACACCTTTATCTTTAAATCAAGCAAATATAATTGGTGTATCAGAATATTGGGATGCATTAGGAGAAGTATATTTACCTAATACTAGATTAATATATTTAAGCACATCATCAATTATACCCATTGCAGTAACAGATAGTTATGCAACAATAGCGGGATATATAACAGCCAACATTTAAAAAATATTATATGATAGTTAGATTATTTGATATACAAAATAGTAAGGTAATACCTACAGAGCATTGTTATGCATTACCTTTTTTAAAAGAAATAATGGATAAATATCCAGAAACATATATGCAGGTATATCAGTATATATTTTATATGAGTTGTCCTAACCCAGATTTAAATCCTTTCTTTAATTTACCTGAACATGAAAAAGAAGATATAATTATTGAAGAGATTAAACTAGAGGAATCTCCAGAAGATGTAAAGATTAGATATGCCTTAGATATGTGTAAAAAAATGTATGAAACACCTACATATAGAGCATATGTTGGAATTAAATCTATGCTTGATAGACTAGCGACATATATGCAAGTTACAGCTATTGAACATGGAAGAGATGGAAATATCAATTCAATGGTTAATGCTGCAGCAAAGTTTGATCAAATCAGACAATCATACAAAGGTGCCTTTACTGATATGAAACAAGAACAGGAAAGTTCTGTACGTGGAGGAGCCGGGTTAGCATATGACCAACTTTAATGAGTAGTGAAAAAGATTTTCAATGGCATTTTTGCTACTGGGATGAACCAATATTTAATGATAAACCAAAAATAAAACAAAATGGGACAATTAGTAATACCAGTAGGGAAAAAGATTCTTATCAAACAGAAAAAAGCAGCAACAAAAACTAAATCAGGTTTATATCTACCAGAAATTGCTCAAAAAAATGAGTATAAAGGAACTGTTGTGGGAATAGGTCAATCAGTAGAAGAAATTAAAATGGATGATGTTGTACAGTATACTGAACATTGTTTACCAACCAGAATGCAACATAACGGAGAAGAGCATTTGCTCATTCAAGAAGGTGATGTATTTGCAATTTTAGTTGATATAGAGAATGTATAAAATTGTTCCTACATATAGAAATGGTGTATGGGATGTAACTGAATTTGAAGAGGAGTCAGATTTTATAGAGTATATTCTTAGTATATTTAGTGAGCCTGGTCTTTATGGGCTCACTAAAATAGCTTATGACTTTAATGCAGAAGCAAAAGCATTTAATAAAGATGGATTCTATTGTAATAAACCATTTAGGTCCAAAGATTTTACAAACTATTGGGAGGATCAAAAAAATAAATGTAGGGAAGGAGTTATCTATAATGATGGAGATAAAAGCTTTTTCCTGACCAGGGATTATTACATGTGGTTAAACTTCTTACCAATATTTGATAAAGAAGAAAAAAGATATGGTTTTGCAAAAGTAAGAGATGCTCAATATCATATGGCTTTGTATGAACTGTTAGCTGAGCTAAATAATCAACATGCAGCAATACTTAAGAAACGTCAGATAGCTTCCTCATACTTTCATATGGGTAAGATAATTAATACTTATTGGTTTGAAGAAGGTAGTATCTGTAAGATAGGAGCCTCCTTAAAGGATTTTATTAATGATAAAGGTTCTTGGAAATTCTTAGATGAATATAAAACGTTTCTTAATGAGCATACTGCTTGGTATAGACCTAGTAATCCAGAAAAAGTATTACTATGGCAACAACAGATTGAAGTTAAGATAGGTAATAGAAAAACAGCTAGAGGATTAAAGTCTAAAATACAAGGTGGTTCATTTGAAAAAAATGCAACTACAGGAGTAGGTGGACCGTGTACAATATTCTTTCATGAGGAAGCAGGTATTGCTCCTAAGATGGGTGAGACATATGAATACCTACGTCCAGCAATGTCTTCAGGAATGATGACTACAGGAATGTTTATTGCAGCAGGATCAGTGGGAGATTTACAACAATGTAACCCATTGAAAGAGATGATCTTAAATCCTAAAGCAAATGATATATATTCTGTAGAAACTAACTTAATGGATAAGGATGGAACCATAGGTATGGCAGGATTATTCATACCAGAACAATGGTCTATGCCTCCCTTTATAGATGACTATGGTAACTCTAAAGTTGAAGAAGCAATACTAGCAATTGTTGAAGAAAGATCACGGTGGAAAAATGAATTAAATGGAGAAGCTTATCAATTAAGAATTTCTCAGAAACCAATGAATATTGCTGAAGCTTTTGCATATAGAAAAGAATCTATATTTCCACAAGCTATATTATCAAGACAGAAAAAAAGAATTGAAGAAAAAGAATATCCATATGAACTTATTGAATTAGATAGAGATGAGAAAGGAATATTTGCCAAGAGAACTAATAAATTACCTATTAGCAAATTCCCTGTAGATAAGAAGCAAGTTGATAAAACAGGAACAATAGTAGTATGGGAAAGACCTGCGGCTAAAAGACCTGAATTCGGTGCATATTATGCGTCTATTGATCCAGTCTCAGAAGGAAAAACTACTACTTCAGATTCATTGTGTAGTATATTTGTATACAAAAATGCCACTGAAGTAACCAGAACAACTGCATCTGGAGATGTTGAACAATTCTTAGAGAAAGATAAAGTAGTTGCTGCTTGGTGTGGTAGATTTGATGATATAAATAGAACACATGAGAGATTAGAATTGATCATAGAATGGTATAATGCATGGACATTAGTGGAGAATAATATTTCACTATTTATTCAGCATATGATTGCAAGAAAAAAACAAAGATATTTAGTACCTAAACAACAGATATTATTCTTAAAAGATTTAGGTTCTAATAGAACAGTTTATCAAGAGTATGGTTGGAAAAATACAGGTACTCTTTTTAAGAGTCATTTAATTTCTTATGCAATAGAATTCTTAAGAGAAGTTATTGATGAAGATACTGATATAAATGGTGTAGTAATAAAACAAACTTTAGGTGTAGAAAGAGTTCCTGATCCTATGTTAATAAAAGAAATGTTAGCTTATTATCCTGGATTAAACGTGGATAGGTTAGTTGCCTTTGGTGCACTAATAGCTTTTGTGAAAATACAACAATCTAATAGAGGTTATACAAAAAGAAGAGAATCAGAGAATGATTCTTTGGTAAATTCAGAAAAAAACAGTAAATTAAAGTATAGTCCGTTCAAAAATATTGGACGTACATCTAAGCCTGATAGCAATAGACCCAGAAGGTCTGGATTTAAAAATTATAAATAGACTTAACTAAATAAATACAGAATGAGAGTATTAAATGCAATGCAGTTAAAAAATGGAGCTAAGGCTGAGGGAGGCCCTACTTATTCAAGTTTAACTCAACCAGTACAGTTTTTACCTTCTTCAGAAAAAACTGATGATTGGGCAGCATGGAATTTAGATTGGTTAGAATTACAAGGTGTAGAATTTTTAAGATCAAATGCCAGAAGACTTCTAAAAAATTATAAGTTAGCAAAAGGTATAATTGATAAGTCAGATTATATAGTTGAAGAAGATAATGATTACAAGGAAATGATGGATGTATTAACAAAGGAAAATGATTCTGCGTTAGAACTTAAATTTTATCCTATTGTCCCAAATGTAATCAATGTATTGAGTGGGGAATTTACAAAGAGATATAATAAAGTACAATTTAGAGCAGTTGATGACAAGTCATATAATGAAATGCTTGAGCAAAAGAAAGCTGAAGTAGAAGATGTATTATTAGCTGATGCAGAAAGAAGTCTAATTGAAAAAATGATTGAAGCTGGTATGGATCCAGCATCTGAAGAAGCTCAACAACAACTATCACCAGATAATTTAAAAACTCTCCCTGAAATAGAAGATTATTTTAGTAAGTCTTATAGGAGTAGTATTGAAGAATGGGCAACTCACCAATTAAATGTGGATGAGGAAAGATTTAAAATGCAAGAGCTTGAAGAACGCGGGTTCAGAGATATGCTTATTGCAGATAGAGAATTCTGGCATTTTAGAATGTTAGAAGATGATTATGATGTAGAATTATGGAATCCAGTATTAACCTTCTATCAAAAATCGCCAGATCAAAGATATATATCTGATTCAAACTATGTAGGTAAAGTTGATCTTATGACTGTATCTGATGTAGTAGATAAGTATGGTTATTTGATGGATGAGAAACAATTAGAATCATTACAAAGAATATATCCAGCACGTTCTGCACAGTATCAAGTTAATGGTTATCAAAATGATGGTTCTTACTATGATGCAACAAGATCACATGATTGGAATACACAAATGCCTGGTTTAGCATATAGACAATATGCAAGTAATTATATGGCTGATCCTGCACGTGGGGGAGATATATTATCTCAAATACTTTCTCAAAGTGAAGACTTAGAACAATGGGGTGATGGTAACTTAATGAGGGTTTCTACAATATATTGGAAAACACAAAGAAGAGTTGGTCATTTAACTAAGATAGAATTTGATGGAGAAGTAACTCAAGAAATAATTGATGAATCATTTAAAGTAACTGAGAAACCAGTTTATGATACATCTATTTTCAAAAATAAATCAAAAGATACATTATTACAAGGTGAGCATATTGAATGGATTTGGATTAATGAAACATGGGGTGGTGTTAAAGTAGGACCTAATGTTCCTGCTATGTGGCGAACTTCAGTGGATGATAATGTTAATCCTATTTACTTAGGTATTAATAGAGAGAAACCAGGTAGACTTCCTTTTCAATTTAAAGGAGAGAATGCTTTATATGGTTGTAAATTACCTGTAGAAGGAAGGGTATTTTCTGATAGAAATACAAGATCTACTTCTTTAGTAGATTTAATGAAAGCTTACCAAGTAGGTTATAACATGGTTAATAATCAGATAGCAGATATCCTTATTGATGAATTAGGTACTGTAATTATGTTTGATCAAAACGCATTACCACGTCACTCAATGGGTGAAGATTGGGGTAAGAATAATTATGCCAAAGCATATGTAGCAATGAAGGATTTCCAAATGCTTCCATTAGATACATCTATAACTAATACAGAAAACGCTACAAATTTTAATCACTATCAAACTCTAAACATGGAGCAGACTAGTAGATTAATGGGTAGAATTTCATTAGCAAACCATTTCAAAGAACAATGTTTTGATTCTATTGGTATAAACCCACAACGTTTAGGTGGAGCAGTATCTGCAGAAACAGCAACAGGTGTTGTTAATGCTATGCAACAATCATATGCACAAACAGAAATATACTTTGTACAACATTCAGATCACTTAATGCCAAGAGTTCATCAAATGAGAACTGACTTAGCACAATACTATAATAGTAGTAATCCTAGTGTAAGATTGTCATACATCTCTACAGAGGCTCAGAAGGTTAATTTTACTATTAATGGAACTGATCTATTACTTAGAGATTTTAATGTATTTGCGACTACTAAGACTAACCATAGAGCCATCTTAGAACAATTAAAGCAAATGGCCTTAACTAATAATACTACTGGAGCATCAATATATGAGCTTGGTAACATTGTTAAAGCTGATTCAATATCTGAAGTAACTGATATATTAAGAGATTCAGAAACAAGAGTAGAAGCACAGAGAGCTCAAGATATGCAACAACAACGTAAGATGCAAGAAGATCAACTTGCTGCTAAAGCTCAAGAAGAACAACAAAAATTACAAGTTGAAATACAAGAGAATCAGAAAGATAGACAGAATGATATAACAATTGCAGAAATTAAAGCTGCTGGATTTGGTTCTATGGTAGACATAAATCAAAATCAGCAGTCTGATTTCCAAGATGCTATGAAAGATATCAGAGAAACTACTCAGTATAGAGAGCAGACAAACTTGAAACGTGATGAAATGGCCATGAGAGGAACTATGGATAAAGAAAAATTACAAGTTGAAAGAGAAAAAATTGCTGCTACAAGAGATATTTCAAGTAACAATTTACAAATTGCAAGAGAGAATAAAAATAAGTATGATGTAAAGGATTCTAAAAAATCTGATAAAAAATAATTGCCGTTAGCTATATACTGCAAAAAACTTTACATAAATAGCAAATATAATAAGTTTAATATGTTGTATGATGTATAAACTTTTATTATATTGTATATATAGAGTTTAAAACTAAATATTAAAACCAACAATATTATGAATACAAAACAAACTACAGTGAATAGTAACGTAGAAACATTAGATGTTAATTTAGATGAGATATTCAATGGCGCACCAAGCGGTAGTGATATCACATTGCCTAATGAAGCTACTACTAAACCAAACATTTTATCTGGATTAAGTAAGAAGGCAGACTTCTCTTTTACAGATGTTGATGATGATGGTATAGATAATATAGGTGAGAAAGTAGAAGCAAAAGATAAAACATCTGATGAGGACGCTTTATCAAATGAAACACTTGATGAATTAGTAGGTGAGAAAAAAGAAGAAGTAAAAGAAAATCCAAAAGATATTCTTGATTCTTTAGATGATGAATCTGATGAAGATATTGAAAAGAAAGAAACAAGAGGTAGAAAATCTATATCAGGTATTTCTGATGTATTTGATAAACTTGTTAAGTCTGAAAAAATTGTACCATTTGATGATGATAAATCATTTGATGATTACACACCTAAAGACTGGGAAGAATTAATTGAAGCTAACTTAGAAGAAAGAGCTAATCAAGTAAGACGTGAAACTCCTAAACAGTTTTTTGCAAGTTTACCAGAAGAATTACAAATTGCTGCTAGGTATGTAGCAGATGGAGGTCAAGATTTAAAAGGATTATTTAATACTTTAGGTAGTGTTGAAGAAACAAAATCTCTTAGTCTTAAATCTGAATCAGATCAAGAAACAATTATAAAAGAATATTTAGGTGCTACAGGTTATGGAACTTCTGATGAAATAGAAGAAGAAATAGAGATCTGGAAAGATTTAGGTAAGCTTGAAAAACAAGCTGCTAAGTTTAAACCTAAGTTAGATAAGATGCAGGAAAAAATTGTTGTTAAGAAACTTGAAGAGCAAGACTTAAAAAGAAAACAACAAGAGACTGCATCTAAACAATACATGACAAATGTATATGATACCCTTAAAGAAGGAACTTTAGGAGATATTAAAGTAGATAGAAAAACTCAAGCCATGTTATATAATGGTTTAGTACAACCTAGCTATCCTTCAGTAAGTGGAAAGAACACTAATCTATTAGGTCATCTTTTAGAGAAGTACCAATTTGTTGAACCAAACTATACTTTGATTTCTGAAGCTCTGTGGTTATTGTCTGATCCAGATGGATATAAGGCAAAAGTTATGGACAAAGGAGCTCAAAAAAGTGTAGAGTCAACAGTAAGAAAACTAAAAACTGCATCAGCAAGTAATAGTTCAGCTTCATTGGGAGTATCTCAAAGTGATGAGGGAGCAAAAAGAAAACCAGCAGGTAAGAAATTACCAAGAACCAACAACATTTTTAAACGGATTTAACAATCAAATACATAAACAATTAATTAATTAAAACAATTCAAATTATGGCAACTCCAGTATTAAACAATGGAATTTTCCTAAGAGATACAAGCTACAAAGCTAGTTCTCATGTTGATTCTTATCACCTAACCCAAATGCTTGGTAATGCTGAGCCTATGGATATGGGACCAGTAGATTTATGGGCAATGACCCAAAAGGTAGAAATGCCTTTGTATCAAATGGCTTCATTCGGTGGAAAGAACACAATCATGGTGGACAACGCTCGTGGTGAGTACAAATGGCAAACTCCGATTGCACAAGATCTTCCCTACATTGTAGCGGATATTGAACCTGCATCAACAACTAAAGGTGTAGATGGAACTACATTCAAAATTAAAATTTCTAAAAGAACATTTGGTCATGGTGATATTATCACTTATGATAAGTATAATGGTTTAGAGCTTTACATTACAGCGGATGATATCATCCCAGCTGGTGACGGTTTTATCTATACTGTTCAATTAGTAAACAACAACAACGCAGCTAGCTTAGATAATAAGTATTTAGCTAAAGGTACTAAATTCTTCAGAAAAGGTTCTGCAAGAGGTGAGTACGGAGAACGTTTCTCTGATATTGAAACTGGATCTGGTTTCCGTGAATTCTACAACTTTGTAGGTGGAGCAGAAGCACACGTTCATTATTCAATTTCTTCAAGAGCAGATTTAATGATCAAAGGTGGTTTAAACGCTGATGGTACTGTACCTGTTACTGAGATCTGGAGAAACTTTAACACTGATCCTAACAACCCATCTGTACCTAGTATTGAAGGACTTGTAGCAAATATGGGTAAAGCTGGTGCAAGAGAAGCATTTGAAAATGGATCTCTTACACGTACTTTCATTACAAATATGGAAGCAGCTCACTTATCTAAAATTGCAACGGATATTGAAACTTACTTAATGTGGGGTAAAGGTGGTAGAATTAAACAAGATGGACCAGATGATATTAGATTATCTGTAGGTTTATGGGCACAGTTAGATAACTCTTTCAAGAGAGTATATAACAAGTCTTCATTTACACTTGATATGTTTAAGTCTGAACTTTATAACTTCTACCAAGGTAAAGTTGAGTTCAAAGGGCCAGACCCACAAAGATCACTTGTTGTACAAACAGGTATTGCAGGAATGCAATTGATCAACAAAGCTATTGCTGATGAAGTATATGGTTCAGGTCTAGTTCAAAATGCATCTGATATCGGAGCTGTTAAAGGTTCAGGTATGGATTTAGATTATGGTTTTGCTTACACAAGCTTCACTATTCCTTTCTTAGCTAACGTTAAGTTTGTATTGAATCCAGCATTTGATAACTTAAATACAAATGACATTGAGAATCCATTAATTGATGG